GACCTCTTCCTCTTCGGCTCTAAACTGCTCGGTCTGTTCCTCGTAGTAGTCCAGAGCGGCATCGTTGAGCCATCCGTACTTGCTCTGGTCTGAAATGAGCACGTCCGCATAGTCAACAGAAAACTCCCCGTGCCTGATGCAATTAACAAAAGCATCTACTACTCGTTTCATTCTCTTCGTCATAAAGGTACCTCCTTATAAAATCAATGCCTGCGTTGCCGCTATCTTCTTGTCTATGTAGTGCTGAATTCCCTCTTTGTACTTCACTTCCGTATCGCCGTTCGTATCATTGAACACGTTGTTGACTCCAAGCAAGGCTTGTACTTGAACGGGAGTCAACTGATAGGTGACGGGCGTGGCAAGAGGATAAACAACCTCAATATTATGGCTTGATAACCAAGTACGCAAATCTTCAACAGTAGTAATAGTTTGGTCTGCAACATAATAAAACTGCGCTGCATTTGTTGAACCATAACCCCAACAACCATATAAAGGATTGCCGCTTGAAGCATAAATGCCAATATTTGAAACAACCTCAAATCGAGCGGAAGTACCTGTAATACCATTTGGAATTATTATGGCACTTCTAATAATACCGCCTGATACATTCTGCGACCAATTTTCGTCACTTGAACCATCAAATTTTATGAAAGTCTTGTCAATCGTCAGCACTCCCGTTGTCAAGTCGAGATTTCCGCCGTACACGGTGCCCGCTTCGGTCTGCCATGATACGGTGTAAACGGCCTGTACGGCCATGCTTCCGTCCGCAACCGACACGGTGCAGGAAGTAAAGCCGCTGATCGCTAACGGATTTTCAGGCGTGGGAGTGCCTGACGGCTGGCTTGCGACGATGTTTGCCTTGCAGTCAACCAACGGCAAAGACAAGTCCGTGTCGAAGTTGGCTATCGCTCCTGATGCCGTGTCAACGGGCAGTAATGCGGTCAAATCGCCCTTCAATTCCTCCAAACCTCCGAGGACTGTCTTGTCCGTGAAGTCTGGGAGGTCGGTCAGGTATTCCGTGCCCTTGAGCATCTTGTTTGCCACTTGCAGAACGGTGCCCTTTTTCGTTGAGTAACCCGTCTCCGCCTGCAAGTCGGGTTGGGTCATAATCATAAGGTCATTCGTGTTGATCTGCGATGCCGAAGTCATCTCCGACACGATTATGTCATTTGCCATATTGCCTCCTATAATTCAATTCTTATCAGCAAGCCGTCTTCCGTCTTAACGAGAATGTGGTCTTCAGTTGCCAGAGGGAGCCAAGTCTTAATGACTTGAACACTCTCGGACAAGGTGAGAACCGCCAACGCCCCAAGTTCTATCGCCGTAACGTTGTCAGAGACCGTTATCGTCTCGGCGTTCTCAACGTCAAGGACGATGGATTCCGTGAGTGCCTTGACTCCCATTCCGACCAATGCGATGCGGTTGACGTTCTCACGGACTTCAATCTGACCGCCCCAATACTCGGAGCCGTAGAGTCTCTGTCCCTCAAGGGATATATGAGCGTTCTGCGTGTCTATCTCAAGCGACTCTATTCCGTGAGTGAGTATCTTGACCTGCCAAGTGTGGCGGAGGTTGGGAGCCACGTCACGGATAACATAGAAAAGGTCACGAGTGATGGAGAGTTCCGCATCCTCCCATTGGACTTGCTTTTCCTCGGTCGGCTCCTCGCCCTCTTCCGGTTCCGGGACTATCGGGACTTCAACGGTTCCCACCAAGGCTCCCAAACTCTCCCTCGGTTTGTAGGTGAGCAGTTCATTGTCCAGGTAGTACCTAATCTCGTAGGAGCCGTCTATGGAGAGGTCTTTGACCAAGTCCATAAGGAACTCGTGCATTATCTTGACCGTTGTAGTCTGGGCCGCATAAAAGGACAGCGATGCAATCTCGGTCTCCGTATCAGGCTCGACCACTATCGGACTCAAGTTCGTGAAGTTGTAATAAGTGACCTCGTTCTGGGTTGTATTGTTAATCAGTCCTGCGATGTTCTTGTCCGTTGCCGACTGACCGCTCCGCAGGTTGGGGTTGTCCCCGTAACAAGCGACTGTGAAGGTCTTGTTGTAAGTCCAAGCGATATACATTATCGCTCCGCTTGAAACGTCTCCCGAATGGTCATCGGTAAGAGTCACCACGTCGCCCAGATCGAGAGCGATGGCGGCAGGGAGCATCGAGAACTTGAAGGGCGTGTACTTCATCCTCTTGATGGAATTCGCTATTGCGTTCCCTCGCCTGCTCTTTGCCGAGTAGGTTCCCAACTGCATGAGCGGTTGAGAGCCGAGGTTCATCGTCAGTCCCTCATCGTCTCCGAAGTATCTGACTTCCTTTGCCTCAATGTCCGTATAACAGACCGTATCGTAATAAGTCTCAAAGTCCGAGAACGATGAGCCGGACATCCTGCGGTTCTTGGGAACGGTCAGGACGGACGAGTCATCGAACGGACGGAGGTAGAACTTGCCGTCCTTGCCTGCGTATGCAAAGCCTCCGACCATCTGGGCAAGTGCCGACAACAGATCTCTGCAAGTTTCGAGGTTGTTCTCCTCGAAGATGCCGAGGACTTCCGTGCCGTTCGGCAACGCCTCGACCTCCTCTTGAGTCATGCCGAACTGCACTCCCGTCTCCGTTGCGAGGAACGAGCAGAATGAATAGATGCTCGCACTCGTTTGGTCTATGTTCAGTCCCGTGTCGAACTTGGAGAGGGAGTCATAAGCGGTAATGTCAATTCCCGCCGCCGTCCAAGTAGCCTCGGCAATGTAGAAGACTCCGATGGGAACGGACTCCCAGACGGGTTCCTCGTTCTCGTCCAAACCGAGATACAAGGAGTCCGTGAGCGTGAGCGTTTTGCCGTAATACTCGCCTCGGTTCAGTATGTCGGAGAGGAACGTGAGCTTGAGCGTTCCGATGTAAACGGAACCGAGCGAGACCTTCTTCTCCGCACACTGATTTGAATACGAGACCCCTATGACGTCCGACTCCGAGAATGACACGCCGTCAACCGTTCCACTCAACTTGTGAGTCTGAATGGAGTCGAACATTTTATTGATGTAGTTCTCGGATACTGAATACATAGTTAAAACTCCATAGCCTTGACGGAGACGGTGAAGAGTCCGTCAGTATTTGCCGCCCACTCCGAATTCTCCACGAGGTTGTCCTGATAGCCTCGGAGCCTGACGGTGTAAGTGGTTCCCATATAGACCATAGTTACGTACTCCAGAAGACAGAGTCCCTTCAATATGTCCTTCTTTGCCGATGAGAGGTTGAAGGTGAAGTTCCAAGTCTTCTTGGACGGCCTGACCATAGTCACGAGGTCGGTGCCCGCCTCGGACTGCGAGACGTTCTCGATCGTGTCCGAGGTCATGGAGACCGATTTAGGGTTGGGGAAGTCCGCTCCGTTGAATTTCAAGTAATAACCTAGCATTAGTGACCTCCCGTCAAATAATTGTTCCTGTCGAGTGCATCGACCACGAGCGTGTCTACGTGCTCTCCGCCGATGTAGATGGGGAATACCCAAGTCCCGCCGTTTGCAGTCCCTCCGACTGCGGAGATGGCCTGCTCTATTCTCGACATATTGCCTTCATAGTTGGGAGTAACGCCTCCGAGCATCGATGCCTCGCCTGCGTTCCATCCCGCTCCGACTATTGCCGCCGTCTGGCTCATGGCCCTTGCGAGTGCGGGTTGTTCCTTTTCCATCGACTTGATGAAGGAGTCTATCATGTCTCCGCCTGACTCCGAGAAGTCGGACAGAGGCCCCAAGTCAGGCTCGGAGAAGTGCAGGAAGTCCGCAATGGTCTTCGCCACGTTCTTCACCGCACTTGCGAGCTTGCCGAGCATCGACTTGACTCCGTCTATGAATGACTTAATCATGTCGGAACCCCACTCGGCGGCGGCGGAGATTATCTTCCCAAACGCATCGCCTATGGACTTGAGCAGTTTGTCCTTGCCCTCGCCCATAATGTAGGAACCCATCTCGACAACTATCTTCCCGAGTGCCTTCACTATCTCAACGATTATCTTCGGCAGGTTGGTAATGAGTGCCAAAAGCAAAGTGACTCCCGCCTCGATTATCTGCGGAAGTGCATCGCCCGTCAGGAACTTGACTATGCCCGTGATTATCTCCGGAAGTCTCTCAATGAGCTTGGGGAGGTAAGTGATAAGGCTCTGGGCCAGCGTGACGATGAGCGTAAGTGCCGCCTTCAAGATCTGCGAGAGGCAGTTCTCGGAGAGCAGGGTCTCGACAAAGGTCAAGACCGCATCTATCGCCGCAGGAATGAGGATGGGGAGTGCCTGCGTGAGTCCGTCAAGCAGTCCCGTAATGATCGCAGTCGCTCCCGTGACGAGTTTCGTAATATTCTCTTCCGAGAGGAACGATGTCACGAGCGTGTCGATTATCTGCAAGGCTCCGTCTATCAGGAGCGGAGCGTTCTCTATGAGCGAATTGCAGAGCGTTGAGAGCAACTGCACCGCCAATGGAATGATTACGGGCAGAAGAGTCGCTATCGAATTGGTCAGGCTCGTGAAGAGGCTCGTAAAAGCCGTTATGAACGAGTCAGCGTTCTGGCTTATCGAATTCGCCAACTGCTCGATGAGCGTTCCCACCATCGAGATCAACTGCGGAGCGACCGTCATGACCGCAGGCAGTAAAGCCGACAATACGGACTGAACTACGGTCAGTATCTTTGGGAAGTAGGTCTGAATGAGCGAGACCGCTTTGGGAGCGAATGACTCAATGGTCGATGCCATCTTGTCCACGTCGCCGTCCGTCTGGGCCAACGCACCGGAGAACTCGCCCAAGAGGTCAACGCCCTCGGAGGACAAGTCGGAGAGGACGGGAAGTAACACTCCTCCCATCGACTGCTTGACCGCCTGAGCCGAATTCTTGAGCCTCTGCATATTGTCATCGAACTGACCGAACTTGTCTATCGTCTCGTCCGACATGACGTATCCGACTCTCGATGCCTCGTCCGCCAACTGACGGAACCCGTCCTTGCCAGCGAGGATGAGCGGGTTCAACTCTTTGGCGGACTTCCCGAACAGCTCCATCGCCTTGGCATCACGCTCGCCCTCGTTGCTTATCTTGCCTAAAGCATCGATGGAGTCCCAGAATACGTCCTCGGTCGATTTCAACTGACCGCTCGCATCCCTGACGGATATTCCAAGTGCCTTGAATTTGTCGGCTCCCTTGTCGGATGCCATCGTCTTCTGCATCTTGGTCATCGACCCCGTTATGGTCTGGGTCGATACGTCAAGCAACTCGGATGCGTAGTTCAGCTCTTGCAGGGTCTTTGTCGAGAGTCCCGTAGTCTTTGAGAGCGTTCCGAGTTCGTCTGCGAGTTTGGAGGTGTCGGAAGTTGCAGAGACGAGTCCCTTGCCCGCCGCCGCCGTTCCTGCGACTATCGCCGCTCCCAGAGCCGCCGCCGCAGTTGCCGCCGCCTTCATTGCGGTAGATGCGACCTTGCCTGCGGTCTCCGCCGCATCGCCTAGGCCCTCGTACTTGTCTCCCGCATCCTCGGCTTGAGAGCCTGCGTCCTCCGCTTGGTCTCCAGCCTGCTCCATTGCGTTTCCGCTTGAGTTGGCCTCCGTCTCCAAGTCGGAGAGCGATGCCTCCGTCTTGACTATTTCAGCCGTCAAAGAGGCATACTGCTCCTCGGTAATGTCTCCACGCTCAAGTGCGGCATTGGCATCTTGAGCGACCTGACGCATCACGTCCAACTTCTCGGAAGTCTGCTCTATCTGCTTTGTAAGCAGTGCCTCCTTCTGGGCGAGCAGTTCCACGTTGGTCGGGTCAAGTTTCAGAGCCTTGTCAACATCCTTTAAGGCGGCGGTTGTCTTGCTTATTGACGAATTGGCCTCTTGCAGTGACTTGGTAAGTCCCGAGGTCTTGCCCTCGATGTCAACGGTTATTCCGAGTATCTTGTTAGCCATCTTCTTCTCCCGTCTGATTACAAAGGGAACGCAGAGTCAAAGTCTGCCTGCGTTGCCTTATAATCGTATTTTTCGTGGTCATTCGCCGCCTCGATCATCACGTCGCAAACCTCTCCGTATTCCAAGTCGAAGAGTTCTCGGAATGAGAACCCCAACTGCTTTACTCGGAGAAAATACACCGCCGTGTTGTACTCACGATCGAGGGGCCTTTTCAGTTTTTTGGGGTGCTATGAGTCTTCGCTCCAGCCTGCCATATTTCCATGACTTCTCCGGTCACGGTCAAAAGCTCGTCTTGATCTATGGTCATAAGCCAAGCGAGATAGTTGTCTTCGTTCAGTTTGGTGAAGAGGGTTCCTATCTTCTCGTTAGCCTCAAGCCACATTATAAAAGCCAACTTTGGGAG